CTGGGCCATGATTCTCCTAGAAAACCGAGGCGCGGATTAAGGCGGCTTGGTTGATTACGTACGAGGGGGGGATGCCAGTTGGGGCGCCACCGGCTGGGAGATATGGGATCGGCCCAATGGCGATGGAGTAGGGGACGCTTCCCACCGCCAGCGCAGAGCCCACTGTCAGGAACGTGCTCAGGTTGATCTTCGTGACCGTGGAGTCGCCAGCGTTCGCGACGTAGGCGAAGGTCCCAGCCGGATCGACGGCGATGGATTGGGGGCTTTCCCCCACCGCAAGCGCGCTACCCACCGTCAGGAAGGTGGAGAGGTTGATCTTCGTGACCGTGGAGGCGCTGTAGTTCGCGACGTAGGCGAAGGTCCCAGCCGGATCGACGGCGATGGCGTAGGGGCCGCTCCCCACCGCCAGTGCGCTACCCACCGTCAGGAAGGTGGAGAGGTTGATCTTCGTGACCGTGTTGGCGCCAGCGTTCGCGACGTAGGCGAAGGTCCCAGCTGGATCGACGGCGATGGATTGGGGGCTTTTCCCCACCGCAAGCGCGCTACCCACCGTCAGGAAGGTGGAGAGGTTGATCTTCGTGACCGTGGAGTCGCCAGCGTTCGCGACGTAGGCGAAGGTCCCAGCCGGATCGATGGCGATGGAGATGGGGTAACCCCCCACTGCCAGTGCGCTCCCCACTGTCGCGAACGTGCTCAGGTTGATCTTCGTGACCGTGGAGGCGCTGTAGTTCGCGACGTAGGCGAAGGTCCCAGCCGGATCGATGGCGATGGCGTAGGGGTCGCTCCCCACCGCAAGGGCGCTACCCACCGTCAGGAAGGTGGAGAGGTTGATCTTCGTGACCGTGCTGCTGTTGTAGTTCGCGACGTAGGCGAAGGTCCCAGCCGGATCGACGGCGATGGAGTAGGGGTAGCTGCCCACCGCAAGCGCGCTACCCACTGTCGCGAACGTGGAGAGGTTGATCTTCGTGACCGTGCTGGCGCCGTAGTTCGCCGTGTAGGCGTAAGGGAAGGTGGGCATCAGAAGGTCACCACGTCGAATTGCTCAGCCACCGGCTGACCTCCCGCCAACACCGAACTCAGGTGAACTGGCAGGTGATCGTGACCTGGATCGAGTCGCCCGAGGACAGCGCCACTCCGGTGAAGTTCCCATGCACGAACAGAAGCCCCGATGTGGCCAGCGTGAGGTTACCCGCCTCGGCCACTGTCTGCGACGCCCCGGCTGTCCACGAAGCCACCCATTGGGCAGTGTCATGGGTCACGCTGGTGGTCTGCTGGGTCGGAGTACCGGATACCCGGGCGTAGCCGGTCCAGGTGCCGCCGACGTACTCCGTGGTCAACGTGGTGTCGGCGACCGTAGCAGTAGTTGAACCAGAGCCGATGGCGCAGTACACGGGCACGACGGGGCTTCCGATTCCCGTTAAGAAGCCAGTTACGAGCCCTTTTCCGACGGTTGTCAGGACGGTGGCGGCCATTGTCTTATCTCCCGGTGTGGTCCCAGACGAACTGTCTGAGGGGGTTGCGGTAGGACCGCAGGATGCGCGTCCCGGTGGGGTCGGCCACGCCTTGTGGACATGGGGTGTTCGCGTGCGACGTGGGCTCGCCACAGCCGCAGCGGGTGACCTCGATCCGCATCTCGGTCATCTTGGCCACCTTGGCGCCTACTTCAGGCATTACTTGGCCCCTACGAGTGTGCGCTTTGGCCGAGCTCGGCGCGTTGCCCGGTTGGGCTTGGCTCCGTTCTGCGATTGGGTGTGGGCCAGGAAGCGGGACTCGAAGAGCTTCTTGTCCTCTTCGGTGTGCTCCATGCCCTTCGCGTAGACCTCGTCCATTTCGGCCCCGTTATTGATCGGATGCGTGTGCTCGACCTCCGAGGCAAGAGACATCTGGAAGACGCCACGCTGCTTCGCAGCGGTCACGATCTCGTCGTCCACAAACCAGTGGCGGTAGCCTTCGTGGGCGACAATCCCGGGTCCGTCCCACGATGCGCCCAGCTCGTTGATGTAGTCGCGGCGGATGAGCATGTGTGTCGCGTGCTCGCCACGGGTCACGCGGGGGTTGAGCAGATCGTTCGTGCCCACCACCTTGGCGCTGTACCTTCGGGCCACTTCCATTGCGTGATCCAGCCAGCCGGGACGGAAGCGAACGTCGTCACCGACCAAGAGAATCCACGGGGCGTCCAGTTCTAAGCCGCCATCGTGAACGGCCTTGTAGGCGGTGTTGACTTTCTGGGCGAATGTCCCGTCACGGAACAACAGACGGCCGCCGTACTTACGGGCTTCGGCTTGCTCCTCAATGTCGAGGATGTCACAGACGAACCACGCCGTCGCCAGTCCTGTGGTCGCAATCAGCGACTCCATGAAGGGCTTGACATTCTGCGGCCTGTGGAGGACCGGCACGATCACATCCACTCGGTCAGTTGCGGGGGGAGCAAGGAAGCTCTGCCAGAAGTCCTCTTCGGCCAGCCACAGATGCTTGAAGTGGGTCGTGCGGATTCCCGTGTGGACGTGCAGCGGGATGTCGAGTTCCTTGCACCGGGAGAAGAACGAGATGTCTTCACCCATCACCTCGTCCTTCTCGCCCGTGATCCGGTCCCACCAATGCTTGCCGTACCGCTCCAACATCCTCTCAAGGACCGAACGGTGTATGACCAGACACGCAGCCCCAGTAGAGCCACACTTCACCAGCGAGTTGACCGGGTAGTGCCTTCGTCCCGTGAACCGCCAGACGCCATCGTTCAGCGTGCCGGGCCCGATGTGCTGTATCCAATCCAGGATCGTCGGCATCGGAAAGCACCTGAACCCGTTGCGACCGTCTGGGACAGTCTCCCTCTGGGCGAAGGCCAGGCCGCCGACGATGGGCCTTTCCTTCGCGTCTGCAACTTTCAACAGTTGATCCAGCAGGATCGGCTCAAACCCCATGTCCGAGTCCACCATGAACAGCCATTCGTGGTCGCTCATCAGCAGGGCGTTGCAGAGGTTGTTCCGACCGTCGGGTATCCCCATCACCCCGCTGCGGACCATCACCCAGCTCCCTATCCGGGCGTCGTGGGTCATGTCGTAGCCGAACAGGTCGAAAAGGCTCTTGTGGAAAGTGCTGTTCAGCTCATCGGGATGTAAATATCCCGCCATGCAATCATGTTTCACCAACGTGGCTTAGGTGGCGCGGGCTCTTCCCTCGGGGTGCGGTGAACGTAGCTGCGCTTCTCACCGGGCGCGGCAGTGGCCTGCTCGATGGTCGGCAGCACCGTTCGCTTCACGGTCACCGGGTAGTCGGTGAAGGCGTCGGGGTTCGCGGTCACCAGCGGGTCGTCAGCGGCCCAGGGCTCAGCCTGGACAACCGCATAACTAAGCTGGTCCTTGTCGAATAGGCGTGCGCTTTGCGCCGCGTAGACGAGTTTGTCAGACAATGGTTTCCCTCCAAGTATTGTCCCCCCGGAACCGGGAGCCCCCGGGGCTCCCGGCTTGGGATCAGATAGGTGGTCTGCCGTCCTTGGGGAACGGCGGCTTCGGCAACGGTGACGGGTAGTCAGCCATCATGTGCCGTTGCTCAAGATCCTGAATGGGTTGCCGCTCAAGGCGTTATAGCCGTGCCGGCTCCAAGCCAGCCAGCCACGCTGCCCCGTTGGGTAACCGGTGGTGACGGAGAACAGGTGCGGCACCTGCTCTACGACCATGCCAGCACGCTGCACAATCATGAACTTCGAGAAGTCCCCGAGGATCGCGTACTGGTTCGCCAACGCAGTCGTGTTCGAGAACGTCGGGGCGTAGTCCGACAGAACCACCGGGCGACCGGCCAGGCGGGACTCGCCGGGCTGGGTCAGGTCGATGGTGAAGTCAGACAGAGCCAGGCCGTTGCCGAATGCGCGGACGACCGACTCGACACTCACGTTCATCACCCAAGTGGAGTGCTGACGGAACAGCTCTCCGAGTGACGACCAGCAGGCGCGGACGTCGACCGCACCCAATGAGCCAAGCGTGGTCACCGTGACGACGGTCCCAGAGGTGGCATCGGCGCACTTGTTGCCCGCACCCTTGAGGGCCGTGAAGACTCCGGTCGGGCAGCCCGTCCCAGAAGACGTCATGGTACCCGCAGCAACCAGGTTCACATAACCCTGGTCAAGCAGAGCGCCCATCTCTTCCGCGAAGCCAGGATAGTCCTGACCAATCTCGAAGGAGTACGGGATAAAGCCGTCGGCCCGGTAAACCGGGATCGTGGGCTGAGCGAGTGTCGGGGTCTTGTCCGCAACCGCTGCGGCCTCAGCCGTATACTCAAAGGTCATGCCCTGAGAGGTCACACCCTTCCACTGGTCGGTCGTTATCGTCTCAATCCGAGAGATTGAGAGGATCGGGGCATCCAACGCACCTGACGTCAGGACGATGGTCGGGTCGATGAGGATCGGCACACCGTATCCACCAGCACCCATCGTGCCTTCAGATCCGGCGCGGGATTCCATCTTCCGGTACGCCTGGAGGGCTCGCACCTCGTCAGCAGTCCAGAAGGTGTCGCCAGTGATGCCCTTCGCAAACGCTGAGTGATAGGCGTCGCTCTCGGTGATCAGCGCCCTGCGGGCGATGTAGTCAGAGTCGAAGTTCGCGGTCTGGCCCTTGCGGAGCAGGTGATCGAGGCGATCCTGCTGACGCGCAGACATCCGCACACTGGTTGACTCAAGCACCTTCATCGCCGCGTCGCGCCGCTCGCCACGCGAGCTGTCAAACGGGTCAACCCCGAACGGGCTGGTCCGGTTGATCTGGCCGGGAACATCCGCACCCGGAACGCGGTCGGTGGTCTTGGCCTCAATAGCCGCAACCGCCTTCGCACGCTCTTCGAGACCAGTCAACTCAGACACCGCAACCTTGCCCTCTTCGAGCGCAGCCGCGAAGCGAGTCTCCTCAGCCTCTTCAAGCGTTTCCTTGTCGGCCAGCCCGCGAATCTCAGCCTTGAGGGCATCAACTCGCGTCCGGGCCTCGTCCAACTTAGACATTGTCAACTCCAAATAGCAGGATTGCTTCGGCCTGACGCCGAAGTTGCAGCAGACGCTTGGAGCCGAGGTTCTCGCGCCCTTCGTCTTCGTCGTCGGATGCGGCCCCGAGGTGCTCGCGGGCTGCGGCCAGCATTCTCCCCACGACCCGTGGGCTGGTCTGCTCGATCAGCCCGGCCACGAATCGGCCGTCGTGAAGTAGGTGCTCCATGAAATCATCAGTTGCCGAGCGGATGCCCGCCGTGGCCGCTCCGCTTGCGGGATACGTCACCGGGCCGAACTCAAACACCCGAGCCTCGGTGATGGTGCGCCGGTCCAGACCATCGGGGTTGGCCGAGTTGGTCTTCCCGCGCTCCCACTTGTCATTGACCACCTCGAACCGGAACGAGGCACCCAACTGCGATCCCACCTTCGTGCCGTCAAGGAGACGGCCTTCAAGCGCAGGGACCAGGAAGTCCTTGTTGTAGTCGGTGTCCAGCAGGGGAACTTCGTAGTACGCGCCCTGGTCGTCTTCTTGCAGGGTCTTGATCGGGCCGAGGGGCTTGTTGCCCATCACCGGGTCCATGCCATGATTGAACGTCACCCGCATGGATGAGCTGTCCTCTGCGATGGTCTTCGAGAACGCACCCGGCGCAACACGCTCCATGAACGTGCCTTCCCATGCGCTGTCCACCTTGTACCATGTGTTGAACTTCGAGAAATGACCAAACAGCTCCGTCCCGGTCGAGTCGGCCTCTGGCTGACGGAGTTCAATCGCGCCCTCACCAAAGACAGAGCGGACGAGACAGCCCTTCACTCCGTCCCGTGGGTGAACGGAGTTCTCTTCATCCCAAGTATCGGGGAGAACAGAGTCCGGACATCCGAGACCGGCCTTGGCCTTGAGCACCATCGCCTTCACCTTGTCAAAGCTGTACGTCTTGCTGTGATGGGCGAGCTTTGCAGCGTCGCTGACGTCGGCGCAGTTGTTGATGGGATACGACCCATCTGGCATCGAATACTTGGGCTCGTCAGCGCGGTTAGGCATTGGAGTCATCCTTGTTATCATCGTCGGGAGCCGCCGGTGCCACGGGGGTCGGCAGCATCACTGGCGGCGGTGGGGGCGGGGGCTTCGGCTTCAGAGACAGCGCACCGGTCTTCGCGGCCTGCGCGTAGGTCAGGGGTTGCAGTTGAACGCTAATGAGCCCAGTGTGGGTCAGCTGGCTCCAGTCTCCGGTCTGGATCGACGCGATGATCGAATCGGGGTCGTATCCGCTGTTGATCAGGTTCAGCACGGTCGTGGCATCGGCCATCCGAACGTTGGCTGAATCTTGCAGATCCGCTTGAAGGAACGGCACATCGCGGTCGTCGTACCAAAGCCGAGCCCCACTGGGCGGTGGGACGAGAGTGGATAATGCCGAACACGCCGCACGCCAGCAGGGGCGGATGGTGATGTCTGCGAACACCCTTCGGGTGGCCACGAAGTTGCCCTGGTTCAGCGCCGAGCCCTTCAAGCCCTCTGCGATCCCCAGGAGCGACGGGGGCACGCCCGCTGCGGCTGCGATCCGGGTCTCTCCATGAGACTGGGTCGCTTGCATCGCCAGGTCCGCGAAGTTCGAGCCAACGGTCTTCACGTCAACCCCGGCACCGACGTAAAGATTCTTTGTCGCCATCTGGTTCCCCGTATGGGAACTCTCCATCGTGGAGACGAACTTGGCCATCGCGTCCTTCCCAATCGGCTCGGTGAATTGGATCACCAGGTTGGGGGTGGCGGCGTTGTTGATGAACGCGTGCTTGTAGTCGGACAGATCTGAGTCTGCGATCACATCAGGAAGTAGAGATCCCAGCCAGGAGAGTCCCCGGAACTGATGCTTGGGGTCAGGCTGAGGCCGGTAGTGAACCACCTCCGAGGGCTGGAACAGCGCAACCTGAGCGCCCTTCCTGTCCTCAACCGCGTATCCGACAAGCTTCTTGCCGTATCCCAGCCCCGTGATGTCGTCCTCCACGTCGGCCGTAAGAATCTTGACGCGGGACGGGTCAAGGCGAGTGAGAACATCAGGGGCCGACTTCACCCAATATGAGTTGCCGTAGAACGAGGCGTCAACCTCCATCCAACTCAGCAGATCCGAGGTGGACGCCTGGGGCCACGGCTTGTCGAGTATGGATAGCGCGGGAGAGCCGAACAACTGTCCGAACTGGCCGGCGGTCTTGCGCTGCCAGGCGAAGCGAATCTCCGAGAAGACCAACTGTCGCGCCTTGACACATGCAGCCACAATCGGGTTCCGCATGGCCTGGAGCGCGGTCATCTCAACGATGTTGCCGCCCGGGATCACATACTGGACGCCGTTGTACCCAAAGGTCTCCCAGAGACGGAGATAGTCGGGCATCGAGAGGCCACCCGCACCCGTGTCGGCGCGGAGTTCCGCCTTGGGATGGGGGATAAGATCAGCGAGCATCAGCCACCTCTTGGTAGTGGGTCAGTTTGATTTGGACTCCTCCCCCACCTCTCGTGACGGCAGTCCATCCGGCTCGACTCCGCCACTGACCCCCAGCAACTCTATCCCGACCGGCTTGTCGTCCGGGCCAAAGTCGATTAGGCGCCCATCCCCGATATCTGCTGTCCGCACCACGCGCCCTTCACGCAAACGGATGTACGCCGCATCCACCTCCCGGTCGTACTCGAACCTCGGCATAGTCATGACCTCTAGCGGCCCGCCTTCCCTGGTGGGGCTAACGTCAGTTCCCACCAGGGACCGTGTGGCATCTGGTCGATGACACCCCAGACGCGTCGGAGGCGGTAGACGGGAAGCGCATAGGACAGGGCCACGGCGAGGGCACGGAAGCCCTCCGAGGAATCCCCCTCGAACTTGATCGTGGGTTCCATGAAGGTATGTCCTGCGCCCCCTTCGCACGACTCGAAGGTCTCAACCCCAGCGGCAATCAAGGTATGAACGGCGCACTCGATCCCGGGATCTAGGGGCGGCTCGAAGTAAAGGTCTCGAGCGAGCTGGATCGACTGAGGATCGGGGCGCAGCGGAGTACCCACGAAGTCAAGCGAAGTGACGTTCAAACTGACCCACTACCCACCTCTTTCGGTTGAGACGCCGAGCAGGACGAGCCCCACCCCAAGTGCCAGCAGGCCGACCCACGGCCTGACCCACCAGAGGCCGACCGCCAGAGCCGCTATGCCCGCCACTTGGAGCGCAGCCGCCACGTGAATACGTTTGATTGCCATCCCCCTATCCCGAATACACCCAGACCTGAGCGGCCTTGGATGCCTTGTAGGCCGCCATCGTCAAAGCCACCAACGGGCTGATGTCCGCCCTCCCGGCCCTGGACCACGTCCAGGTGTCAAAGACCACCCGCTTGGTCGCGCTGCCTACCGCGAGGTCCAGGGCGTCACAGTGTTCGATCCTGATCGGTGGGTTGTTCGTGCCCGCATCGGCAACCTCGTCATAGAGCCACGCACATGCCTTCGCGATGTCCGAGACGGCATACTCGTAGACCTTGACGCCAGCATCCTCGATCTGATCCCTGAACAGCGCCGCCGGACCACGGGAGTCGATCACGACCGACCCGGAATACTTCTCGCCCAGCTCGGTCACCCTCTTAGCCGCCGCTGATGGCGCAAGGCCCGTCTCGACGATCTGACAGTGCTTGTCACCGTCTGCGACTGCAATCGAGGCCGTGTCTCGGTCGGGGGCCACGTCAAGGCCAAAGATGGGCGACTCTCTGTCCACCTCAAGCTCATCGACGTTGACCGCGTCCCAGAGCGCCACGGGGATCACCCGATCCTCGGAGGCGGTCCACTGGTTCAACATGGTCCGCTTGAACAGGTTCTCGGAACTCGTCTCACGGGTGAAGGCCACCTCCGACTCCTGGATGGTCCGTCCCAGCGCCGGCATACACGACCACCACGTCTTCGGGTCGTCTATCGGCGCATCGTCAGGGGCGCTCCACTCGAAGTAGGCGACTCCCGTGGTCATCCCTTCAGCCGCCGCGCCACGGCCGAGCTCCGTCTGCTGACGGAGATACACCGAGCCCTCGTCTCCCGCAGTCGAGACCACCCACACCTGAGCGTCCGGCACGGTGATCATCGTCGGGATTAGGCTTTGCTCCCTCCGGTCGTCTGCATCCTCAAACGCCTCATCGAAGAAGACCAGATCGTAGGTCCGGCCGTGACCGGAACTCTTGGAAGACGCCACCACGTCCACCTGGCTGCCGTTCTTCCAGACGATCCGCTCATCTCCGACGCCCTGGTAGGCTCTACGCCCCAGCACCCACAGCCGAGACTGCGTGATGACCGGCACCTGCTCCTGGATCAGCTTCTTTCGGGCCGCGTTGCCGTCCTGCGCGGTGTATCCGATGTGTTGGGCCCGACCCCACTTCACCGCCCGGTGGCAAGTCACCGCGAGGATCATGGTCGTCTTGCCGTTCTGCCTCGGAACGGTCAGGATCACCTTCCGGTACGCGGGCCGACCGTTTGGCAGCAGTTCCAGCGCCACGTCCACTACCTGGCGCTGCCATTCCATCAGCGGCAGCCCCAACAGCTCGGCGACTGCGGCTACTTCGCCGCCCCTGGTCGGCCGCGACTCCGTTCTTGGCGTCGCCCACCTTGGCCGACAGGAAATCGAGGACGGCGGACGCCTCGTCACCACCGTGGTCATCCAGCCCCCTCCTGATCTCAGCCTCGGCCGCCCTGTATTCGTGCCACATCTGGCTGTTGCGGCTACTGGGGCCGTCAACCTCGTCTGCCAGCCCCCGGAAGGCCGCCAGACGGGCCGCGTCTGTGTCCTGAAGGGCACCGATCGCCTTCAGCGCCCCGATCGTCACCTCAGCCGCCCTCCGGTTGGGGCCAAACTCGGAATCATTCACAACTGGCTCGCCTTATTGCAACAGAACGGCCGTTCCCCCAACACCCGTTCGGTTGCAACTGGAGGGCCGAGTCTGTGTTTTGGGAGCAACCTCCGCTTTCCGGTGTTGCAACTGGACCGGAATTTGATCTCACGGCGAGTTGCAACTAGACACTGCCGTCTAAATAAATGAAGATTCGGGTCGTGGACGATTGTCGCAAGAACCCGCTTTGATGCCGCCCCTATTGCCGAACCGAGTTGCAACTGGCCACGACCGGCTACCTGGCCACCCAACTATCGCTACCAGACCCGAGGTGTGGTTGATCTCGGTCTTGATGGTGGCTGGCCGCCGCCGGCATGGGGTTGCTTGGGTGTCTTGGGTATCATCCAGTCGTATACGGGGGGGTCTTCTCGGTCTCGGTTACAGTGAGCACATGAGGCACGGAGGTTGGTTGGGTCCAACCACAGTCCACCTTTGCGCCACGGGATGATGTGGTCTGCCTGTGTGGCTACGATGGTGCACCGTGGACCACGGATCTGGCAGGTGCCGTTGGCATCGACGAGGACTGCTAGTCTAATCCGCTTCCATGCTGGGTGTTGGTATGGTGTCTTCATCCGTTGCTTGCCCGTAACTGACGATCCTGTAACGATGTGGACGATAATCGCGCAGTTAGAGTCAACCGTGGTAGTCTTCCGGAATGGAGTTCGACAAGCCAAAGCTCGTCGGGAAGTGCCAATACTGCGGAAGGCTCTTTGAGGCCAAACGGCGATCAAAGAGGTTCTGCTCTCGGAGTTGTGTAACTCTGGCTTCCCGACGCCGCAAGGCGAAGGGAGGTTGATATGACTAAGGAGACCTACGCAGCGCCGATGTCGTTCGTTGGGGCAACCAAGAGGATTCTCAACTGGGCATCGGGGTCAATCGTCAAGAAGATCCTGGGATGGATCTCGCTACCGTTCGTTTGGATCTTCCTGATCCTGTGGTACATCGTCGTCTTTGGCGTATTCGGGCTGTTCGCGATCCCGTTCCGGTTCATCCGCCGATCTCAGCGGAAGAATGAGGCGATCTCAAGGGCGCAACTTCGCGAGCTGGAAGAGATGCGTCGTTCTCGCGACGATCACTCATGATAACCGTCTCGTCACCAACGAAGTTGAGAACGACAGGGCTGGGAATTCGTTCCAACAGGTCATCTGGCTTGAAGGCGAACACCGGAACTTCGCCATAATCGGGCTCGGTTCTCAGGAGGGTCGTTTGGTCGACAAACGGAGTGAACAGGACGATGCAAAGACGCTTCGTGAAGCTGGCGACTGCGTTGTCGAGGATCTTCTGCCAGTCGTATGAGTGCTCAAGGACGTGTCGCAAAACCAGACCTTCACATTGGCTTGTGTAGGTCGTTAGGTCTGCGATTCGGTCTGCAAAGGGTGAGCTCGACCCGTCAACGCCAATGTAGGCGTCTTTAGCGACGAGCGATCTGAGCCAGCCCTTGCCACAACCCCAATCTTCGATTGGACTACATCCATTCACCCACTCTGCGGCGAGCCAATAAGTCGCTGGGTCGCCATATGGCTCGGGTTGCGTCAGGGTCGCGTAGTGCGCGTCCCACTCATGCATCCGAGTGGTGGTTGTGAATGTTCGTCCAGGGATTCCCGAAGACTTGGTGGTGTTGGAACTCCGCCGGCCGGAAATCCATCCGGCGCAGAACAACGGGAAGGCTGATCTGGTCTTGGTATGACCACTTCTGGATCTCGGCCCACCACATATCGTCCATCTGGCGAATCCCGGGCGTGTTGCGACGTACCAGCGTCCCACACGCCCACAATCCCCAATGTTCCGGATGTCCTTCGGCCCGGTAAGCGGCTGCTTGGGCTCGGATCGGCTGGTCTTGGTACTTCCGCATCCCAACCGAGGCTTCAGCCTCTTCATAGATGCAGTCCCGCCACGGGTGCCTGTAAAGGGCCATCCCGGAATCGCCCATCGACTCAATCGCCTCTTGGGCAAACAGCGGATTCGTGATCAGGTGGCTTCCGTCAACCCAGATCGTGGTTCCGTAGTCCGGCAGGAAGATTTGGGGAAGGATCTTGGGCATCTTCGCGGCAAGACGAGGGAATTCGGGGATCGGGTCGATTAATCTCAACCCCCAGCCGTTTGGGTCAATATCGTGGTCCGAGAAGGCGACGAAATCAACGCCCTGCATCGCCGGATGGGGGAGAAGTGAATCGTAGTCACCGCAGATGCAGGTGTAGCAAGCGGCCCTCATCTGCTGGCGTTGATCATCCGCCGATCATCCTGCGTTCATCCATGCAGTTCCCCCGCTCGCTGTCCCATCCGCAATCGTGAACAAGCTCCAGGTGGGCTCGCATCAGACCGGCCGACTTGCGGAGCGAGACGTTCTCAGCCTCCAGCCGATCAACGAGGCCGATCAGGCGCGTCTCGTTGGAGGGCTGCCGCTCGGGGTACTCGACAAACGTCCCGTCTGCCGAGGTGTAGCCACCCGAAGGCTCGTTAGTTGGGTCCCGACTCGGGCGCGGCTCAGTGCTGCTCATGCGGACTCTCCCCCATCGCCATC